GGCATGGGTTTTAATTATTCTTATGGGTATTACCACTATCCTAACTTTGGCATTCCCAGACAGACTCGCAGAAGCAGAGAGTATTCTTATGACACAATACATAAGTATGTGTGGTTTGGTAGGAGCATATTTTGGTTTTAGTGCAATAAGTGGAAGGAAATAAAAATGAGTGATTTAAAAGAAAAAGCAATAGTAGGTGGTGCTGGAGCTGCCGCTGTAACAGGTGCAGTAGGAAATGTAGCATATCAAATACATAGAGAAGATACTAGAAGCACTAGAAGACAAGAAAAAATGGCTAAAGAATTTCAAAAAAAATTAGATGCTAGTACACGTAAACAGAACGAAATAAAAGTTAAAAACCTACAAGAAAAATTAAAAAAACTTCAAAGCGTAAAAAATAAAAAACCTTTTAATCAATCTAAATTTTTAGGTTCAAATAATAAATTAAAAAAGGATTTAAATTTACAAATAAAAAATTTAAAAAATCAAATAAGTGATTTAAAACCTAGTAATTTTATTAAAGGAGTTAAAACAGCCGTTAAGTTAGGAAAGGCAATAACTCCTATTAGTGCATTTATAGCTGGAATAGGATTTGGACAAAAAACTGCCACGGATAAACAAATGAAAGAAGAAATGGAAAAGATGAAAAATAAAAGTAACAAAGATTACAGAAAAGGTGGAATGCTTTTATCTAGCGTAGATAATAGAAAGAAAAGATGATTAAAGCAAATGGATGGGATAACCACGAAGATACATTTGAAGAAACAATAAGAAGAGAACTTTTAGCTGCACAGCAAACTATATATGTTTTAAAAGAAGATAATAAAGAATTAACAAAAGCCTATTACATGTTGTTAAAAGAAAACGAGAGGTTAAAAAAAATTAATTAATGGATTTTATAGATAGATTAAGAGAGGAATTAAAGATAGATGAAGGATGTAAATACGAAGTATATCTGGACCACCTTGGATTACCTACGTTTGGTATCGGACATCTCATCACTAAAGATGACCCTGAGTACCAAATGGGGATGGGCACACCTGTTGACGAAATACGAGTCAACGAAGTCTTTGAACAAGACATAAATGTTACAATAGGTGAGTGTAGAAGATTATTTGATGATTGGGATAAGCTACCTGAAGAGGTACAATTAATTACAGCTAACATGATGTTTAATATGGGTAGACCTAGATTATCTAAATTTAAGAAGATGATACAAGCAATTAGAGATGGTGATTGGAATGAAGCAGGAAATCAAATGCAGGACTCACGATGGTACAAACAGGTAACAAACAGAGCAGACAGACTTATATCTCGCATGAAAGCAGTAGGCTTGAGTTAAAAAAACAGAAAATAAGAAAGAAACATATAGAAAACTTAAAAGAGTTTTTTAAACCTAGAGAAAGAAAGTTTATAAAGCATGGCTAGAAAATTAACAGAACGACAACAAAGATTTATTGATGCATTGTTTTCAGACGCAAATGGCAGTATTAAAGATGCAAAAATTATTGCAGGGTATTCGCCATCTACAAACAATCAGGAAATTATACAATCACTAAAAGAAGAAATACTAGAAGCTACACAATTATATATGGCAAGCAATGCTCCTAAAGCTGCTATGGCTATGGTAGAAGGACTATTTGATCCTACAGAATTAGGCATACGTGATAAGATGATTGCTGCAAAAGAGCTACTTGACAGGACAGGTTTAATTAAAACAGAAAAAGTACAAGTAGAATCAACAGGTGGTGTTATGCTAATGCCAGCTAAAAAAGTAGAGAAAGATGACTAGATCCACAGGTGAATGGAAGCTACCTGATCTTATAGATTTAAAAGAAAATAGCGAGTGGGTAGCCATACCAAGAATAGCAAAAACAACTCCATTTGGTTATAGAGTAGATCCTGAGAATGATCATATACTTAGACCTATACCTTTAGAGTTAGATGCACTTGAAAAAGCTAAAGAACATTTAAAACAATATTCATACAGAGAAGTAGCCAATTGGTTGACCAAGTTTACTGATAGATACATCTCGCATATAGGATTAATGAAAAGAGTAAAGCGTGAGCAAAAACGTAAGAACAAAGCTAGAACTCTCCGTGTCTGGTCAGAGTATGCAGAAAAGGCGATCCAAGCCGCGAAAAAACTTGAAGAAGAAAGAACAAGTAGCAGAGCCTAAACCTGTAATACAAGAGTTAGAAGAAATAGAAGTTGTTCCTGAAGAAGAACAAAACGTAGTATTTAAACCTAATGAAGGACCTCAGACAGAGTTTCTTGCTGCAGGTGAAAGGGAAGTATTATATGGTGGTTCAGCAGGTGGTGGTAAATCCTTTGCAATGTTGGCAGACCCACTCAGATACATGGGTCATCCAGCCTTTAGTGGGTTGCTCCTTAGACACACAACGGAAGAACTCCGGGAACTCATATTTAAATCACAAGAACTCTATCCGAAAGTCTGGAAAGGGATCAAGTGGTCAGAAAGAAAAATGCAATGGTTAGCTCCGTCAGGTGCTAGATTATGGATGTCGTATCTTGATAGGGATAATGACGTTATGCGTTATCAAGGTTTAGCATTTAGTTGGATAGGTTTTGATGAATTAACACAGTGGTCTACACCTTTTGCTTGGAACTATATGCGTTCACGTTTACGTTCTACTGCACATGACTTACCTATCTTTATGAGAGCAACAACTAATCCGGGTGGTGTAGGACATCAATGGGTTAAGAAGATGTTTATTAATCCTGCACCTTTTGGAGAAGCATTTGATGCAACAGACATTGAAACAGGAGAAGTCCTCAAATACCCAGCAGGACATTCTAAAGCTGGGAAATCTTTATTCAAACGGAGATTTATTCCTGCAAGACTATCTGATAATCCATACCTCGCAGAAAGTGGAGACTATGAAGCAATGCTCCTCTCTCTTCCAGAACATCAAAGAAAACAGCTACTTGAAGGTGATTGGGATGTTAAAGAGGGTGCAGCTTTTTCAGAGTTTAATCGTGATATACATGTGGTTGAGCCGTATGGTATACCTAGTAATTGGATTAAGTTTAGGTCTTGTGATTATGGTTATGGATCTTATTCAGGTGTTCTTTGGTTTGCTGTTTCGCCATCGGAACAACTTGTAGTATATAGAGAGCTATATGTATCTAAGGTACTAGCTACAGACTTAGCTGATATGATATTGGAGGTAGAAGCAGGAGATGGCAATATTAGATATGGTGTTTTGGACTCTAGCCTTTGGCATAATCGTGGCGATACTGGTCCTTCTTTGGCTGAACAAATGATTAAAAAAGGATGCCGTTTTAGACCTTCTGATAGAAGTAAAGGTTCAAGGGTATCTGGTAAAAATGAATTACATAGAAGATTACAGGTAGATGAATTTACAAATGAACCTAGAATAGTGTTCTTTAATAACTGTATAGAAACAATATCTCAAATACCTTCTATACCATTAGACAAGAAAAATCCTGAAGATGTTGACACAAATGCTGAAGATCACTTGTATGATGCATTAAGATATGGTATAATGTCAAGACCAAGATTTAATATTTTTGATTTTGATGCTAAAGTACCAAAGCCTACATACGAGCCAGCAGATAACACATTTGGATATTAAGGAATTATATGGCAGAAAAACAAGACGAAAATACAATTGAAGATAAGGCAGTTGCTTTAGATGATGCAACTGATGCTACTAATGATGAAACGTATGCAACAGCTATAGTTCGTTTTGTATCAGATAAATATAAAAGATCTGAAGATGTAAGACGTACAGATGAAATGAGATGGCTACGTTCTTATAGAAACTATCGTGGTATCTATGGACCTGATGTACAGTTTTCTGAAGCTGAAAAATCTCGTGTATTTGTAAAGACAACTAAAACTAAAACATTAGCAGCATATAGTCAGATACAAGATGTGTTATTCTCAGGAAGCAAGTTTCCTATTAGTGTAGAACCTACAGAGTTACCTGAAGGTGTTTCTGAAAATGTACATATAGATTTAGAAGAAGGTGGTATGCCTGAACCTGAATTTAAAGGTGATGGACCTTTACCTGCTGGCTATCGTTCTACAATGCAGTTAGGACCTCTACAAGAAAAGCTGTCTAAGTTTGATAATGTAAAAGAAGGTCCGGGAACTAGTCCTAAATCTGTTACCTATAGTCCTGCTATGGTTGCAGCTAAAAAGATGGAAAAAAAGATAATGGATCAGTTAGAAGAATCTAACGCTTCTAAACATCTACGTAGCACAGCATTTGAAATGGCTTTGTTTGGTACAGGCATAATGAAAGGACCTTTTGCTCTAGATAAAGAGTATCCTAATTGGGAAGAAGGTGGAGAATACAATCCTGTATTTAAAACAATACCACAGGTAAACCATGTATCTGTGTGGAATTTTTATCCTGACCCTGATGCAACTAACATGGATGAAGCACAGTATGCTATTGAAAGACATAAACTATCACGATCACAGTTAAGAGGATTAAAGAAAAGACCTTTCTTTAGATCTAACATGATTGATCTTAGTATACAGATGGGTGAAGGATACGAAAAGAAATATTGGGAAGATGATCTATCTGATTATATAGATGAATCTGAAATAGAAAGATTTGAAGTTATAGAGTATTGGGGAACAGTTGATACTGAAATGCTTCTTGACAATAATGTTAAGATACCAAAAGAATTAAGTGATTACGATGAGTTACATGCTAATATTTGGATTTGTCAAAACAATTTATTAAGAGTTGTACTAAACCCATTTAAACCTGCTAGAATACCTTATATGGCTGCACCTTACGAGCTAAACCCATATTCATTTTTTGGTGTGGGTATAGCCGAAAACATGGATGATACGCAAACATTGATGAATGGTTTTATGCGTATGGCAGTTGATAACGCTGTACTGTCAGGCAATTTACTTATAGAAGTAGATGAAACAAACTTAGTTCCGGGACAAGACTTGTCTGTATATCCGGGAAAAGTTTTTAGAAGACAAGGTGGTGCTCCGGGACAAGCAATCTTTGGTACTAAATTTCCTAATGTATCAGGAGAGAATATGCAACTGTTTGATAAGGCTAGACAGCTATCAGATGAAAGCACAGGGTTACCATCTTTCTCTCACGGACAGACAGGTGTGACAGGTGTAGGAAGAACAGCAAGTGGTATATCTATGTTGATGAATGCTGCAAGCAGTGGTATTAAAGCTGTAATTAAAAATGTAGATGACTATTTACTAAGACCTCTAGGAGAAAATCTGTTTAGGTTTAATATGCAGTTTGATTTTAATCCTGAGTTTCGTGGTGATTTAGAAATTAAAGCAAGAGGAACAGAAAGCTTAATGGCTAATGAAGTACGTAGTCAAAGACTTATGCAGTTCTTACAGACAGCTAGTAATCCTGCTCTTGCACCATACGCAAAGTTTCAGTACATTATTAGGGAGATAGCTAAGTCAATGGATTTAGACCCTGACAAAGTTACTAATAATATGGAAGAAGCACAGTTGCAAGCAAAGATGATGCAACAGATGCAAGCTCCACCAGAACAAGCACAAGCTCCAGCAGGAGCAGATCCTAATGATCCAACAGGTGCAGGTGGTGGAACAATAGGAACAGGAGTCGCACCAACTCCGGGTGAACAAGGATTTACAGGTAATGAACAGCCACAAGGACAACAAGCAAATACTCAGCCACCTCAAGCCGTTGGTGGACAACCTCAAGCTATGGAACAGCTTCAATGATTACATTGAGCATCTTATAAAACAAGACCATAAAAAACTAGAACAAGCAGATAATACACAAGATATGTATAGGGCACAAGGTTCTATCGCAATGTTAAAGAGACTTAAATATTTAAGGGATGAAGTAAAGCATAATGAAAAATAGTTTGACACAATCTGCTGATCTGTTTGGTTCTTATCCTCAAATGAAAAAGAATGAGACTAGAGAAGAAATAGCAGAGAGATTTAAAACACCATACGATGCAACACTTAAAGATATTAAGTCTGTAGCTGAGTTTACTCCTATAGTAGGAGATGCTATAGCTCTTTCTGAATTACCTGAAAATGCACAAGAAGCATTTAATCTATTAAAAGGTGGTTTTGAAACTAGAGACATAATAAGATTAGGTAAAGGTGCAGGACTTACAGCACTTGCGGCACTAGACTTAACGGCAGTTGGAGATATAGCAAAACCTTTAATTAAAAAAGCTAAAGACGCATTAAGAGGTACAGCAGATGCTTTATCTCCTCAAGCAGTTACAGATACAGGCATACCTGTAGATATATCTGATACCACTACAAATGTAACACAGCCTATAACACAAGAAAAACCTAAAGCTCTTGAAATGCAGGTTAGAGCTAGATACGGCACACAAAAGTTTGAAGGAGCTATAGATAAATTTAACTACTTAAAAAGAACACACTCACAAGATATTGCAAGATATAAAAATATAACAGGTCCTAAAAATGAAAATATAGATTACAATTATGGTGTTGCCAATGATTTATTGTTAAAAGAACTAGGAGATATTACTAATTTTAAAACAGTAGATGACTCTGCTATAATAACAGATATACAAACTAAAAAATTTTTAGTGGAAAGAGCTAAAAAAAATATATTAGAATTTAAAAGAATAACAGGTTTTGCGGCAGGACCTAAAGTAAAAAATAAAGAAGGAAGAATTGTAAAAGTAAGTGCTAAAGATAAAGACCCTAGTGAATTAATACCATTTGTA